TCCGTCAAGAGATGGGCGAGTTGGCTAAACTTAAACGCGGTATTGCGGCATCTAAGACCCTGACCCCCGATCAAAAGCGTGACAGGGTTCAGGAAATTAAACGCCTTGAGATTCGCATGTCGCGGCGCATCATCGAACTCGACTAAACAAAACCCCCAGCTTGCCGTCCTTGATGCCGATGGTGGCTTTGACTGGGTACCGAAAGGGGAGCGCGGACATCAGCCCGTGCTCCCTGATCTTTTCTACGTTGAGCCCGGGCACGAAGAACGCCTCACTCTTCCTCAAGGTCGCCCACGGATACAGAATCTTCATCTAGTTCTTCCTTGCGGCGGGTTATGTGCATGACGTTGACGCGCATGCCGGGGCCGTTCGTCCGGCTCAGCATATCTTTCTTGGTGTAATGCACGTTGCCGGGCCACATCGCTTCGAGTTGCGCCTTGAAGTCGGCGTAGCCAAAACTCATGGACACGCAGTGTTGTTTCAGTAGCTGCTCCTCCAAGAAGTATTCGACATAGCCGTCCGCTAAGACCTCCTGCTCGACACGCCCCAGCACCTTGGACTTAGTTATGGAGGCGTCAACTGTCTCACCGCTACCCCAGCCTGCCAGAATTCTTCTGTCGGTACCCTTGCGGATGACGATAAAGTTACCGTAGTACTCTCGGGTGTAGGCGTTCAACACGTCCTCGGCAGTACGCACGTTCTTGCGCAGAGACCCCCGTGCCTTGTTAACCAGCTCATGTAGCGCGTCAACGATTCCTTTGACCGGAGTGTTCAGGATGTTGGCATGCTTAGGCCCAGTCAGAATCGCGGCGGCAACAGTAGTCGTACACGCCGCATGCCAGTACCGCTCGTCGTCCACAAAATTCATTACCTCTTTCAGCCGCTCGTGGACTTTAGCCATAACTGATTGTGCTTCTGCCTGATGAGTTACCAACCAACGAACCCACGCCTCACCTGCAACACCGTAGTTACCCTTGATGTTCTTGAGGACGGGGCGGTCGCCTTCTGCCCACTCAATTGCGACATTGGGCGTCCACTCCAGCATACGGAGAAGCTCACCGTTCGAGCTGTGCTTACGCGCTCCTGACATGTAGTCGGTCAAGTGTACGTTCGAGGTCATGGTACAAGTCAACGCCCAGAAGCTGTTGTTCATACGCTCCTTGTTTGCGCCAGACTCCATACGGTCCTTGCCCTGCCCCTCGGCTAGGTCAAACACAAACTCAGGTGCCCACTCCATGTCCTTGCGGCTCTTGCTAGTTATCTCATCAATTAGCAACGGCATACTGTTTAGAAGACCTGCGCGGTTCTGCATGGCTACGGGGGATGTGCCCTTGCTGGTGCGGTATTTGTTTATATGCCCCCACACGCCTGCCTTTAGCTCTAGCGTCAACGACTTACCAGTACCGGACTCAGTCGAGCCGATGTGCCACACAAAGCCCGCGTAGTCCGTAAACTTAAACAGCGCACAACCAAACGAGTCCATAGCCAGCGCGAGCATGGTGTTCATCTTTCTCTGCGCCAGCAAGTCCCAAGGCTTACGCCAGTTCGCTAAAGTCCCCGCGCTGTTCGTGTTGCGGTTTATATTCCGTAGCTCGGGCATGGGCACAGTAGTCTCACTGCCGTCTTTGCCGAACACACGGTTGTTGTACACGAACGAGCCGTCTTCCTGCCACCCCAACTGGGTTGGTACTGTTATAGCTTTCTTAGTCATTGACGCCTCCTCGACGCACGCCCTAACATAGTCGAACAAATTGTTGTCGTTGCCTTTGCCGTAGGACGCAATGATGTTTTGCGCCGCTAGCGTCTTGACGGTTTCGTCTTTACTGACCACGGCTTTTTGCGGCACGATGACCGTTACCGCGCCGTCGGGACGGTTCGCAGCTAAGTGAACGATGTGCTCCCCATCTTGTTTCAGAATGTCTACGGCAAACAGGTCGTACGCCAAAACCTGCGCTTGCTTAGTCGTCTTGTTGCCGTTGGCGTCCGTTGTCTCTACGTCCTTGTACACACCGCCAGTAGCCCCGTAGCTAAAACCTCGTGGTGGTGGGGGACGCGTTACTACCTGCTGGTACGCAACAGGCACAATGGCTTCTTCCTCAAGCGCGTCCATCTCGTCGTACTCAGCGTCGGGCTCGGGCTCGGATGGGGGTAGGGTATGGTTTAGGACAACTTGTTTCTCAGTGTTATCTGTCCTGATCTTTCGCCCCAGAATCAGAGGGTTGGTGACCTTGCCCCAGTTAGGACAGGACGCACACACGCCGGGGTTCTCGCTGTCCATCTTGGTACACGGGTACGGACCTTTGATCTCGATGATCTTCTGGTGCATCCGATCCCGGTCGTAGGGGTGCATATCCGTCAGCCACTCGGCGTAAGCCGGGCCGTCCTCACACACCTTTGTCCAAGACAAAAGTCCACGCCAGATTGGCTCAAGTCCGTCTTCCTGCGGATTCTCTACATACGCCTTGATCTGCGCACAGCCAGTACCCGCCTCAGTCCTGTCCCAGATCTGCTCGAAGCTAGTCTCAGCGTTCTGTAGTAGCTTGACCTGTGTAGCGTTGGGGTCTCGCCGGGGACGTTGTCCGGACAGCTCCGCCATGAAGACGGGGCGCGGCTTAAACTCTTCCCGCAGTTGAGACTCAATACGACCAGCCATGTCCGCAAAAACAACCCTGCCGCCCGTTGACATCAGCTTGACCTGTCGTGGGGTGCCGTACTTCTTCTTGAAGTTTTTTGTGCCGGGTATGCGTAACACGCGAGCGGCATCTGCCGTTACCGTCATGTCGATAGACATTCCCTCTTGCTTACAGAGACGCTTTAGATTCTCCGCAACAGGTTTCCAAGTAGCGATAGGCAGTTCTTCAGTCAGCAGCCAGTAGCAGTGAATACCGCCGCCTGATGCCACAACCCAAGGAGCGCCAAACTCATCTAGTCCTGTCTTCTTTAAAAACCCATCAAGCGCAAGCGCCGCCGCTTTCTTTGAGGCGTAGCCATCCATGTCGATGAACAGCGCCTTGATCTTGTCGGCGTTGACTGCCTCTCGCGTGCCAGCTTCTTTAAAAGTAGCCAGCCCAAAGAAAATGTCACACTCGTTTGCTAACCACCTGTCTATGTATTCTTGTGCCTCTCCTATATCTTTTATATATCTATGTTCTTTTTTCTTCGTCAGTTCCGCTACACAGTAGTACCCCTCACCCGGGGACGGCAGAACCTCCGCTAAAAACTCAAGCGGTGTCATGGCTATCCTTCAGGTTATTTGGCTTCGGGCTCTTCGGGCTCTTCGGCTTCTTGGATGCGGTACTCCAAACGCTTGGCTAGCTCCTCCACCCACTCAGCGCTCAGGGTTTCGTAGCCGAGGATGTCGGCGTAGTGGACCAACTCTTGGTCGCTCAGGTTTTTTGGGTCAATACTTTGCATGCTTTTCTCCACGCCTCTTCGGCTGTTGTACATGTTTGAAAAATGCTGATGAGAGCCTTCACAACCGGACGGTAGGCAACGAAGACCTCCCCGCCGTTAAACCAGTTGTAAACAGATTGCCGAGTCGCGCCGGTCAGCTCTGCTACTTTGGTAACGGGGAACTCTAGGTGTATTGCCCATCGTCCGAGTTGATTGCCCAATGTCTTGGGTGCTTTGCTCACAGCCTCGATAGTTTGTTTTGAGTAGGCCATTGTTTTTAAGGGGGCCGAAGCCCCCGTTCTCCTTACTCGTCGTCCCAGTCGTCAACCATGTCCGCCAGAGATGCCTTAGACGCAGGCACTGAGCTTGCCTTCTTCTCTTCCTTGCGTACTACTGGCTCGTCTTCCTCTTCAACTGGCGCTGCTTTCTCTGCCTTGGGGGCTTGCGCTTCTTTCGCCACTGCTGCGGCGGGGCGCTTGCCTTCCAAAGACAATGGGGCTGATGATACCCCGTCTTGCTTAGAGACAGTCATAGTGATTGCCTTAATTGCGGCATCGGACTTACCCTGATCTACAACTCCGGCATGCTCGTCATCAGTCAACCAACGGGTAGGCATGAAGTGTAGCTTAGGGCTCTCTGACTTCGTGTCGAACTTCATACGCGTTATGACTTCAGCGGGGTCAATGTTCTGCGCCATCAACCAACGAGCGTATGCTTGCAAGCCGCGCTTGTCGCCGTCCTCTTTGCCGAAAACAGATGTAGCGGGTAGCGTCAACTGCAACACATCGCCCCCCATATCGTTCGCCAAGACTACAGCAATACGTTGTTGGTAGCGGCAAGCGCGGCTGTTGTTCTGGCCTGAACCCGCAATGTTCTGTGAACACTCGGAGCAACGCGATGCTTGCTTGTTCTCCGCCTCCGCCGCAGGCTTCTCACCATCAGGCGACCAGCAGTCAGGAGCAGAAACAGTTGCGGCGTCGTACTTCTTTGCATAGAACACACGGCTGACTTTAGGGGCGGCGTTGACAACTACTACATCTAAGTGCCGCTCTTCGATAGCGGCAATTTCTTTGCCGGAAGCCAGCAAGCGAAACACACCGCCTTTGATGGAGATGCGTTTACCAAAACTGTTGCCGCCTGCGCCCCCGGCTAGGGATTTAGCGAGCGCAGAAAGTTCGCCACGGTTCTTTGCGAAAGCGGGTGCTTGCGCGGGATTAAATAATGCTACGTTACTCATTTAGATCTCTCCTTACTTGGTTGGTTTACGAACAGAAATAGAATACTCAGTATTCCATCCCAGTCCGGGTGGTACGACGCCGGGGTTGTCTTCAAGGAACGTTGCCATGTTGGTCTGCGCTATGCGCTTCTCTAACAAGTCAACTGCGTCATGTTCCTTAACGAACTCTTTAAATGAATCCCAGTCTTGGGTGTTGTATCGGGTTAGTTTGCCCAACACTACTGTCCCATTACCGGTTCGGACTGATGTGCTACCAAGCGCTAACATTTGGTCTTTGAGTGCGTTCTTAACAAGCGCCAGCTTTGCTTCTATCTCGGCTGCTTCTTTCTCGTACTCGCGTGTCAACTGTTGCATTTGGTCGCGCATTTTGCGGTAAACCCGCACCAACTTATCCATGGGGATAGTGGGCGGTAATTCTTCTTCGGTCATTTGCTTCTCCTTTTTAACTGTCTAAGGTTTGACATCATACATGGATTCTTTGGTCGTGCAACTCCTTTCTTAAATATTTTTTATTTCACTGTCGAACAGACTTACGAGCAACGAGTTGTCATCCACTTTGCTGCTCATCGCCCTGTACAACTTCTTCTCGATGGGGCTGGACTCAATGTGAATAACAGTAACTTTGTCTGAGTTTTGCCCCTTGCGGTCAGCTCGCGCAATACACTGGATGTATTGTTCCACACTCATCAACGGCCCAAAGAACACAACCGTGTCAGCGGCTGTTAGGGTAATCCCGTGTGCCGTTGCTTGTGGCTGCATCACCAACACGCGTATGTTGTCGGTGGTCTGAAAGTCGTTGATGATATGCCCTCGCTTGCTGGCGCTCACGTCACCGTGAATCTGCCCTACGTTGATGCCCTTCTTCTGCAAGTGCGTAACGATGCCCTCGATGCTGGAGCGAAACATAGCGAAGATGATTACCTTGCGCTCGGTCTCTTCCAGAATTTCCTCGAGCACATTCAAGCGAGGCTTGGCATCGAACTCAACAACTTCTTTGTCGTCCGTGTACGCCGCGCCGCAGGATATTTGTAGTAGCTTACTCACAGCAACGCCTGCGTTGACTGCGCTGATTGTCTCACCTGCCGTCTTGACCATCATCTGCTCTTTGAGCATGTTGTAATACTTAACCTGTTGTGCAGACAGCGGTACTTGGCGAGTAACTGTAACGACTGGAGGCAAGTCCAAGCAGTCCGCTTTGCTAAACCTAATAGCGGGTTGTAGCGCGGCAAAGACCGTATCCCGTGCGTTATGTTTTGGCGTCCACTTAAACATCGTCACTTTGTTCATGACCTTGTCGCGCCATGCCGTAAAGAACTTAGGCACACCTCCGGGGTTGACCAGCTTAGCCAAGCCGTACGCATCAACAGGCGACTGAGAAGCAGGGGTTCCCGTCATCATCCACAGGTATGTCTCGGGCTTGACGATTGACGACAGCGCTTTCCAGCGACGTGTTGATGGGTTCTTGTATGCGTTGGCCTCGTCCACAATAACTAGATCGAACTTGCCGTTAGAGTTGATCTCGTCTGCAATCAGGTTGAGCCCATCGTAGTTGGCAATGACAAGCTCATAATCGTGCTGAATCATTTCAATACGCCGCGCAGCTTGCGCATGATGGGCTACGACTGCTGAGCGATGTATCACGCTACTGTTGATGTCTCCCATCCAAGCGCTGTGCATGATCGACAGCGGACAGAGTATCAACACGCGGCGCACCTCTCCACGCTTCATCAGGTAGTCCGCCGCCCACAACGCGCTGAGCGTCTTGCCTGTACCGGGGTCGTTGAACACGAAAGCCCTGCGATTCAGTGTCAGGAACGCGGACGTTTCTACTTGGTGATCCATTGGTGTAAACCGTCCGGGCCAGCTATAGCGACGAGTGATGGGGGATGGTGCGTGCTTGACCCCAAGGTTGCGTAGTACACGCGTCTCGTCCAGTCCCCAGTAAACCGCTACGTCATAGATGCCGTCCTTCTCAGCAACGATCTTGTGCTTTGGAATGACGCTGTATTTGTGCGGGTTGCGCGTGCGCAGGACTAACGCTTTGTCGTCTATGATTTGCATGCTTCTCTCTTATATTGGCTTGCGGCACACGTACATAGCGCGGTCCGTCAAGTAGTGTTTTTCTAAATGTCCTAGTTGTATAAGTCTGCTGTGAGCGTCCCAGAAAAAGTTGTCCCCCGTAAGGGACAGCACGTCTACCCACGCATTACCAAACTTCAACAACCAAAGATCTACTAACGTATCTACGGGGACGGTGAACGCCCCCTCCTCAATATCTACCGAGTTACTTAACGGACCCGTCAGATTTTCGTTTATATGATCGGTTTGCGCTTGCGCTTTTGACGCGTAAATTACTTCGATCTGTTGCGCCGCCTTTTGAAAGGGGTTGTTTATGGTCGACATCTTTGCCGTCTCCTTTGTGGACTAGTCCTTCTTTCTCCATGGTGCGCCGCGCTTTGTTACGGGCAGAGCGCTTCTTCTTTACTTCGGGGGTGCCGTCGTACTGCTCGTATTCTTTTTTATAGGGCCGTTTTTTGTTTACGTATGGCATTTTTAATCCTAGTGCTTGGGGTTAAATTCACAGCCTTTGACCTGACACCAGCCGCATAAAGGGGTCTGATTGGGGTTCCAAACGTCATTGGCAAAGCTAGCCTCTAGTCTAGCCGTTCGCTCCCGGTAGCGCCACCACGCCGCGTCTTTCTGTTCACGCGTCATCTGTAGTTTCACCATGCTGTTCTTGACAATAAACAACAGCGCGGAGTTGACCTTGCGGATATGGGGGTAGTGCTCAAACACCATTAGAGACATAAGTACTAACTGGTCCCGGTCTGGGTAGCGGTTGTTGCCCGTCTTCCAGTCCACCACCCACGCGGTGAGGTTGTCGTCGTCGATGATTAGCAAGTCGGCAATGCCCCGTACCCACACGTCCTTAGCTCTCCAATCGGTCGGCTTGAGGTCTGTGGTGAGCGCCATCTCCTGCTCCGCTAACTTACGCCCGGGCTTCTTTAACAGCTTGTCCACAACAGGCTTGAACTGCGAGTGCTCTTGCGGTATTTCCTTGCCGTCACGTATGTACAACTCCAGTGACTCGTGCACCTGTGTGCCGTAACGTGTAGCCTCTGTCTCTTGGAACGGGTACTTCTTGAGCACCTTTACTTCGTGGTAACGTCTTGCACAGCCTTCGTAATCTTTTAAGGAGCTGTGGCTCCATGCAGGTTTTTTCATTAGAACTCCGCAGAAAGAATAGCGTCATTGAGGCGGCGAGCAAACGCCGTAACAAACTTCTCGTTGCAAGCAAGGTCGTGCCCCATGTCGTTCAGGATGGCGTGAGTCATCTCGTGCCAGAACGTATCGCTACGTTCGCCTGCCGCCAGCAAGTACTTGCCTGCATGCGTTGTCACGTCAATCTCTTTCTTGACGAAGTCAATACGCCCAAGACCAGTAGCCAACGCTTTAGGTTGATTGATCTTGTATAGCGACTTGCCGACGTTTATAGTTTTAGGCAATAACATCTTCTTCTCCTTAGTTTTTAGCTAGTCCGTATCTACGGTGTGCGCCACCGTCAGCGTCCAAAGGTATGCCCGGCATATACTTCGGCTCCACAGTCATCTGCGCCAAGACCCAAGTCTTAGCGTCAACCACTTCCGCATCCGGCACAACCGCAATCAGCTCGTCGTGCACCGTGCCCTTGATAGGGTATCTTTTACTTACCCTGAGCATGCCATCCGTCATCACAATACGTGCTGTTCCCTGAACAATATTGTTCGTGATCTTGCCCGGATACAATTTGGTAGCGTCTGGCCCGTATACCCACTGGCTCCTACCGTCATCATCTTTAGTCTGTCTTAGATTCGGATAAAGCAGACTCATGCCGTTAGGCAATACGATCTCCTCTTTCCGAAACTTGATACCTTTATACACGAACTCCTCGCCCCCCGCAAGCGATTTTTCTAGCAAATTGCCGCACATATTCCAGAACGCCACCACAGGCCATGCCGTCGCCCGATAGATGTCGATAATACGTTTGGAAGCGACAGCGTGTGTTAACAAGTTATCAAGCGAGCAGGTGTGAGGTATTTCTTCCAGCTTGAGTAGGTTGTCGTCCCACGCCATAAACCTCTCCACGTACTTACGGTCAACCCCTAACTTCTTAGCAAACGTTTTGTCATACATGACGGGCGGTGCGCCAAGGAATCCAGTTAGTAGCTGCGCCGCAAACGATGCCCAGCCCAAGCCGTAACCACACCCAAGCAGCGCTGACTTAGCGGACTGGCGCAGGTCAGGGTGGCTCTCCTTGGTCATGCCGGGGGTGTTAAACATCTGCGCACCAAACGCCGCGTATGGGTCACCGCCTTGTTGAAAGATCAACAGCATGTCTTCGTAATCAGCAAGGTACGCCAACACACGAGGCTCGATCTGAGACAAGTCGCCGACAACCAGTTGATGCCCTTCGGGAGCCATGATTGCCTTACGCAAGAACGAGCCGCGCTTAAGGTTCTGCATGTTGATAGCGCTCCCCTTGGATGCCGTCCACCGCCCTGTTCCTGCTCCGTAGTAGCTTAGTGGGACAGGTAGCGCCCCTCTGTGGCTGATGTCAAGAAACCGTTGTGCCCTCGTACGCTCGGTCGTTGACTTGACTCGTAGGCGTGCCTCACACAAAGCCGACACATCCTCGTTACTGCCGTTGAGCAGGGCTTGGAACAACGCATCGTTCTTAGCCAAGGCAAGTGTCTCTTTGCCTGTCGTCTTGCTTTTCTTCTTCGGGGGCACTACGCCCATCCCTGTCAGAATCTTTGCAAACATTGGGTTGGATGCCAACATCTTCTCCTCTACACCAAGACGTTCCAGTAGCCCCTCGCGCTTTTCTTTCTCCTCCACTAGCGCCTGCTCCAACATCTCGCTGTCAAGCAATAGTGTTGGCTCGGTATACATCCGAAGCGTCATGTCTATGAGTCTAAGTTCTGAAGTAGGGTATCCAACTCGAAGGGCTGAAAATATACGTTCGCACAAGAACACATCGTGCTTGCAGTACTCGGCGAGTTCTTCTTCGACCTGCGCATCCAGTTCTCGTAGTCCATTAGTCGAATGTAGGGCTTGCCCTTTGTCGGGAAGGCCAAAAGCGCTTGCCAGCCTCGAGAGGGAATTGCCAACCTCCACGCCGCGTAGAGCGCGTGCCATTGATAGGGTGTCGAAGATGAAAGCGGGTAGTACGCCGTACTTCCACCCCAGTATTGACACATCGAATTGTGCGTTGTGCGCGAGAAGTGCAGTTCGCCCCCAGTCGATCCTAGAAACGTACTCAGGTATGTCGCATCCTCTAACCCATTCAATTGGGTCGTCGCTTCCGTATACATGGAAGCAAGCTCCGAAGTCTCTAAATTTTTCATCGCGTATGTACTCCTCAGTGGTCATCTTACTAAGCGTAAACGTCTTGCTGTCCCAGTACGTCTCGAAGTCAACAGTTACTATTTGGTCAAATGGCTTGCTCAATTCATCATCTCCTTTGGCGGTGCGTTTTCCATGACGTGCGCATTAACCGCTTCATACGCATTTGCTACTACCTCGGCAACCGAAAGCTCATCGGCGTTGATTGCCATTATTGTGACTTTGTCCTCGGTATCGAGAAGCACAACCGCTTTGTCTTTTCCGACATAGCATGCCGCAAGCATAGTGCACACCCCCACAAAATGTTCGCGTTGTTCTTCCGGCAACGCGTCAAATTCGGCTATAGCTCTTTCTACTATTGCCTCAAAATTCGTGCGCTTGGTTTGTCTCATTTCATTTGCTCCAAGAGTGCAGGCAACGTGTCGATGTTCTGCTCGTTAATGATGACGGCGGTGCCGCCTGCTTTTTGGATACGCTCGATGTGTGCGTCTTGGAGCGCTGTAGTTTTGCCTTTGCCTGCCTTGGCTTCGATGGCTAAGAAATGACCGTTACTACAACAAAGGAAGTCAGGCACTCCGCTGTTGCCGTAGCCTGTGCCGACAGGCATGGCGTAGTACGTTGAGGTGGTATCCAGTATCTTGCGGATACGTTTCTTGATTAGTGCTTCCGGCGTTGACGCCATGATTGTTCTCCTGTTAATAAGTTAAGGGGGTGGAAGGGAAATGTAGATTCGACGCCCTTCCAAGATTCGCCGTGGGGGAGACTTAGTTACTGCTGTATTGAGGCATTGCGACCTTTGGTGGCACAGTAACCAGCATCAGAATACGTTTAACATCTACAAGGCTACAAACGTATGCTGACCAATCGAACTCACCACCCTGAGTTGGACAATTCTTTTAATTTATGTATGCAGTGCCGCACTCTATTGGCATCAGTACGAGGCTTTGTCGTCATGTTCTGTTACTTCTTTTGGTGCTAACGCCAACAAAGTCTTGGCGTATATGTGTTGTAGTGTGTGGCGCAGATGCAAGGTCTCATCCACCGTCGCGCTTAGTTGTCGGCGTAGCGCGGCGTTCTCGCGTTGTAAGTCGCCAAGTTGGAAATCCAACTCTCTTTCCACATCAGTCATTTTGTTTCTCCTTTGGTGATAAGTGTTCAAGATGATTCTGTACCTTCCAGTTCATCGCGTCTGCATACCCACGCTCATACTCTTTGCGTAGC